CTAAAACTATCCGTTTAAATGCAGAAGGCTCCCTCCTTGAATTTCCGATGACTGATCGTCTCGTTTTTCCCCCCGATATCACTCTCCAGTCTTCCGTCTATGAGGAGTTCTCACATATTAAAACAGTGGGATACTCCGCTGACGTGAAGTCTTTTTTCGCCAACTCGGCCTATAGTGATACCCACTGTCCCCTTTGGGATCAGTTCATCGCGGCACATCCCAATTATGCCCCGATGACGGAAAAAGCAGATTACACCAAAGTCGTCAGGTCTAAGGACGCCTTCATGAAATCCATCAGAAAATGTGATGTCCTTCCGGTTCGACCCCGGATGGACGATGATCTGATGAAGACCGCACTTAAGTTTACGGAAAGAATGATGGCTCAGTACATGACCGGTTCTAAACCGGTCGATACTGTAGAGTTCCAGCCCAATACATCGCCCGGTGTTCCTTGGGTTCGGATGGGTGTTAAGGACAAGGTCCACGCGACCCTTCACCCTAAGTTCGAGCAGTACCTTCGAAACCATTATGTGCCCATCTGGACGGCATTGGATAAGAACGAGTTCTTACCTGCCGAGGATGTAAAAAATGGAAAGGTTCGCACTATCTTTTCCCCTCCAACTGATTTTATCCTCAACAAAAATCTTTACTACTGACCAGAATGAACGTATGAAAAATGCTGCAGAGCACTTTGATACTTTCTGGCCAAGGTACGGGTTTGTCAAGCAATACGGCGGTTTCCACCGCCTGTTCCAACACCATTCAAAATTCGACCTCCACTTCACATCTGACGGCTCGGGTTGGGATCGTGTCTTCTCCGTTATGAGTAACGTCTGGTCTCAACGCCAGAAGTTTCTTTTCGGAGATGACTTCCCACCCGAGCTTTTTGAATATGTGATGAGAAACGTCGTTTCCTCTTACATTGCTCTCCCTGACGGGAGGGTCGTGCAAATGGATGATGTTGGTAACAGGTCTGGTTCCGACTCAACCACCACTGACAATTGTTGGGGTCATGTTATTATGACCTTTTACCTTTGTCTTTTGATTGGCCGTGAGCATCTCAAACTTGATCTTGATTATGAGACTATTCTCAAACACTCTCTTTTTTCTCTTTTCGGAGACGACAACCTGGGCTCGCTA